CCTATCTCCCGGATCTGTTGTTGTGCCTATAAGAACATTGCTAGTTGTGCTAATAGCTAAAGCAGGGGTAGTAAATGTCGTTCCGCCGTCTACTGTTGAAGGAGTTATACTAAAGTTTTGTCCACGTAATCCTACACTTAATTCCCAGTTTTTAAAAGAGCTATTATATCCAAGCATTTTAAATGTAGCTCCATAGTTACCCGACGGGGAAGGACCTAATTGTAAGTTTGAGACAGCTGTTGTGTTACCTACAATTAAATCACTTACAAATCTACCTGAGCCACTTACGTCTAATTTATATCCCGCATCCGTTGTTGTGCCTATAGCTACATTACCATTAGCAAAGATTCTTGCGCGTTCAGTATTGTTTGTGCCCAAAATTAAATCACCTGCATTGAATGTTCCAATGGCAAGTTTTTTAGTTGCGTCAGATGTTGCTTGCGCGAATAAAGCGTGTAAATTAGTTCTATTAACTCCAAACAAAGTACCACTGGCAGCAGAGCCATAAGAGTTAATAGCAAGATAATCATTTTGATCGTTACGCGCCATTAATCGAACTTGTCCTGCGTTGTTAAAATTCTTAAAATCTAACCCCGAAATCAAAGAACTATTTGCGGCAATACCCACAGCCATATCAAAATTAATAGTATCAATTTGGCTGTAAACTTGATTACTTTGTTGTATTGTAAATTTTACAGCAGGTGTAGTTGTACCAATACCTACATTACCACTTCCACTCACGAATAAGGCAGGACCTGCAGAAGAGCTTACTACCAACAATGCTTGTGAGGTTGAGCCACTTATATGTAATCTTGCTGTAGGCACTCTAGTTCCAATACCTATACTTCCAGAAACTGATAAGCCATATGCCGGTGGTGATCCGGTTGTTCCTCCAATAGTAAATCCACCGATAGACATACCATTGTTTGGGGAAAACACAAAGTTATCACTTAGAGAACTCGAAGGGCTAATTAAAATTTCCCCGTTTAGATAGTTATAACTTCCATAAATTCTGCCGCCTCCATAACCGTTAATGTCGTATAAAAACATTCCACCGCCTCGTTGAGTTATACTACCGGATATGAGTGTATTACCTACTACTTCTAAAGGTGCAGATGGTGCTATTGTTCCTATACCTACTCTCCCAGATCCATTTACAACAAATTTAGGAGTTGTGGAGTCAGCTACGTGTACTTGAAATTGTTTAAAAGAATCTGCGGTACCACCTTCAAATTTAAATCCAAATCTACCAAAGAAGTCGGCTGATGCTGCTGCGTTTGTGTAAAAATTCCATACACCTCTGTTTTGATTAGCATTAGCTGAGCTTATATCGTATCGAGCTATTTCTCCTTGAGCTTGGTATTGATGATAGGTACCGTATAAATCTAAGGCGTAAGCAGGGGTATTGGTTCCAATACCGACATTACCACTAGCATCTTCAAATATACCAGAAGAGGTAATATGGTCTCCACCTTGCCCCTTCATTAAAGCATTTGTAGTAGTACCCTGCTCGTTGCCCATTGATCCTGTGTTTCTAGGACCGGATATTAGCATACCTCCTGAGTAGGTACTGCCACTAGCATTTTGGTATATCCACTTGTTGTTTAGCGAATCCCAAGATAGGCTTGCAGTTGCTAGATGCGATAAGGATCCAGAGTCGTAAACTTTTAATCCACCAAATCTCTCTCCTGGTTCTGCTACGTTCACTGAGATGTAGCTTGTTCCAACGTCTAGTTGAGATGCTGTTGTGTATGTGTAAGATGCTGTTCCAAACACATTAAGATTGCCAACTATGGTTACGTTTTGATTGAGTTGGTTTACTGCATTAGCAGTTCCTGCTGTTGTTGCGTAGCTGGCTGTGTTTGCTTGTAAAGCGTAGGATGCTGTTGCTGCGTAGCTTGCTGTACTTGCACTCAACACCGTCATTGATCCGGTATTTGCGCTTATTATAATAGGCGATCCGGATACTTGGATGCTGCTTGTTGTGTTCCAAATACCATTTCCTAAATCTACAAAAGGTGCTGATGATCCTGATAACCCTTGTATACCCTGAGGTCCAGTTGAACCTGATGGTCCTATAGAGCCAGAAGGACCTTGTGGACCTACTGAGCCTGATGGTCCCTGTAGACCTTGAGGGCCTACAGCTCCCTGGGGGCCTGCTGTATTTACAATTATGACCCTAGACATTTATTAACGGGTTACTTCTCTACTCAATTTAACTCTTCCCTCTAACAACCTTGTTACGTAGCTTCCTGATTGTATTTCTATGTCATATACACCCTCATTGAAGGTGAATTGTGACGATGATGCAGCTGAGATGTAGATTCCAATTGATCCTGATGTCGGTGGTGTTATACCATTGCTACCACTAAAGTTCAATCCAGTGCCATCTGCATCTCTTGAGCTGCTTAGGCTTACTATAGCAGTTGTACTTCCTACAGCCTCTCTTATTTGCATTCTACCTTGGTACAGGGTTAAATCGATAGGAGCATTTGCACTATCTTTGTATTGTAGTTCTAATTGAAAGGTTGAACCTTGTTCTATTGTAAATGAGTATTTACCAGCTGCCATGTTAGTTTATGTATTTTCCTGTTACTGTTATGTTATCACTTGGTATTATAGTATACCCCAATTGCTCCACGTTAAATCCTATTGTCACGGTGTTATTTGGCGTTTGAGTAATGCTTTCGATAGCTGACCCCAAAACTTGTTGTCCGTTGATTTCTACGTAAAAGTCTTGTGGACTTACGTTTGGATTAGTTAGCATCATTTCAAATATAGCTGTTTGTGATGTTGAGCTAATTGCTGTTTTTGTTGCCCCAGTTGTGCTTATGTTAGGAACAACAGTGTCTACAACAATCTCTCTTGGGCTATAAGTAACTTCACTAAGCTTATCGCTAAGTTGTTTAACTCTTACGTCTGGTACTATATATCCAAATAAAGTCAACGTGAAGTTGGTCCTTACAATACGCTCATTATCTTGTAATAAGTCTGTTGTGTTTGTAAAGCTATCTATCTTTGTTCTAAACTTAAATCTCTCCTCTTCTCCCCAGAAGCTTCCTTCTGAGTACAGAATAGACTCTACGATTTCGTTCATGTGCTCAACATAATCAGTCCATATAATAACCTCATATGTCAAGTCTACGTAATCAGCCATTACTGAGTTTACAAAAGTTTTAATTGGCTTTTGGTTTGTCAGTCTGCTAAATTGATCATATCTGTTTTGTTGAGTGTATTTAACTTGCTGCGTGTAATATACTTGTGGATGGTTTGCATCTACTTTATTACCCAACATTCTATTTTTTGCTACTGCTGAGCGTTTATATGCTATAATTGGGGCTAATATCTTATCTTCCCTATCACGAATATATCCATCAGCTTGGAAGTTTTTCCATTTTTCTGGTGATCCGTAGTAAATTGGTACTGATCTAATTGTCCCGTTATCGTTTATAGTAGGTTGTATTACGTTTTCAAGATAGTACTTGATAGCGTAGTCTAGGTCTTTTAAACCAATATTAAGTTCACGAGGTACACCACTCTCTATCTGGACATCGTTTGCTCTGTTGTAAACAGGGTTAGTTTGTCCAGTTAGAATTTCTCTTTGGGTTGCTGGTGTAGGTTTGTCGCTCATTATGGTCTACCTTTTTCTATTTGCAATCTTGTTACTCGTGCATAGTGTCCTATGCATATCTCACTCCAATTACTACCAAACTCAGAACCTACGCTCTTACCGTAGTCATCATCTTTACCTAATACAAACTGATTCTCGTTAATTTGATCTAGCTCATAATAAAGACCTCTTACTTCAACAATATCACCAGCTTTTGGCAATATATTAACCTCTCTCATTTTTGGTCTGAGGAACTTGAACGTCATTTGTTGAGTTACATCCATACCAAATTGATCGTCTGCTACGTAAGTTTGATCTCCTCTCTCTAAGAGACAAGTTAAACGTACTGGTTTATAGTATGATTTACCTTGGGAAGCTTCACCATACATGTTAGCTTGTGTGTTTTGTAGAGAAAGCACATAGTACTCAACTTCTTGTTGGATTACATCTTCCAACAGCTCATTGTTTACCTTTCTAAACATGCTAATATCTCTACTGCTTCCAAATAATGCCATCTTACTTAATGTATATTGGTAGTGGTACTTTTCCTAATTGGTAGTTCATTGCAGTAGCAACTGCTTGCTCTTGCTCAAACTGTCCTTGTCTTGTCAACGATTGTAGTAATTCTTTTAGGTCTGTTA